GTTGCAGCTGTTGGTGCAGTATATAATGTTGTAGCATTTGTTGTAGTCAAATCTACTTTTTTATTTACAAATGAATTAGCCAAAGAAATATGCCTCCGCTTCTGCCTCGTCTTTTAAATCTTGTTGATATGTTGTGTTTAATTTTTGCACAATACTATCTACATCTCTAACAAATGATTGTTGTACTTGTTGATCATACTCTTCATTTGGTTGCGTTAATGATTGTATTATTCTAGCCATTATCTTCTACCATCCGGTTGATAATCTATTCTAAATGTACCTAGTTTCCAAAACTGACTAGTGCTAGTATTTTCTACTTTTAAAGATATCTCTCTAGCTCTTGCACGTGTATCTATTTTTTGTGTTCCACTTGTTATTGTAAAAGGACCTAATGTAGAACTAGCTGCTGTGTCATTTGGAAAGTCTCTTAAATTTAATGTAACTCTTGCATCGCCTGTTTGTGATAAAAAATCTGGTATGACTCTTCTTATTTTCATCATAAACTCACCGTCACCTTGTAGTCCTTGTGAACCAATATCAAAATTTCCAGATTGTATGTTTGATGTTATAGCAGTTGTTTGACCTAACTTAACTTGATTTAAACCTGTTTCATGTTCATAATAAGTTGTTGCACCATCACTATTGCCATGAACATAATTAACATCAGAGTCAGATGTTTCTGCAGTTGAATCATATTCTGTTGCATGAGGTTTACCAAATACAGCTGAGTCTTGCCAAGCAGATCTTGCAAGTGTTCCTGTAGTCCACACTGGTCGCTCGTTGCTTGAGTCTAGGTAATTGTAGGCAACCATTCTGTTTACTGTTCCTGATCCAGAACTTGGATAGAACCACATAACTTCACCAAACAAATTATTTAATCCTGCATTAATATGTTGTTTTGGAATTGTATTAATGTCATCGTAAACATGATCTTCAACCAAACATGGTAATGATTCTAGTTTACCAGTGTATCTAAAGAAACCATTTTCTGACATCCAATATGCTGTACCGTCAACTTCAACAGCTGCATTCTGTCCTATCAATCCACAGTTTGTACCAACTTGTTGAAATGAGAATGTAAATGGTGGACCAACAAAACGCATAATAAATAACGCACTGTCTGTCCAAATATAAATTGCGTCACGTCCTCTAATTGCTCCAACAATCTTAGATCCATCTGCAAGTCTTTGTGTACCTGCAGTATTAGTAGCTGATGGTGTATAAGTATTAATGTCTTCTTGAGACGAAAATCTTACAAACATGGGATCTTGTGTAGATTTAGTTCCAATTGTAGTTTCTGTTCCAAAAAATATTAAGTGTCTATCTGGTGTTGATACCAAACTAAATGCAGAAGCTGTTGGTGCATTTGTTATAATTGTTGCTCTAGTGTTGTTTGCACCTGTTGGATTTGAGTCCCATTCAAAACTTTCTCCACCATTAATTGTTGCAATAAGTTTGTTACCTAAATTATCTAATGACCAAAGTCCTGGTGCTGTTACAACGTCTCCTGATGCTGCAGCATTCCATGCAAAAAAGTTTGATGCATCGGTTACAGTTGCACCTGATGAATGTGTTGCAGCAGTGGTACCTAACGCACCTCTTGTTAATCCTGATAATGTGCCACCACTATTACCAGTGTATGTAATTAATTCTGATCCAACAATAACAGTTCCTGTTGCTGGAAAAGAAGATGAACTAGCCATCGTTAATGAAGTCACACTTGCATTTATTCCTGATGATAGTGTAGATGTAAACTGACCTAACTGTTGTCCACTCCATGATCCAAGTCCCCAACCAGTAGATGCAACCTCAACTGCGGGTCCTACAGGATAATAATGTCTAACTCTAATTCCACCAGATGTACTCGCTCCTGATCCAGATTCGTTAGATTCCATTTCGATTGTAAGAGTTGTGCTTGTTGGTATTGATGTCACCATAAATTTTTTATCTGTAAAATCACCAGATACAAAACCAGAGTTAGTAATAGATGTAAAATTATCTAATAATATAATATCAAATTTATTAATGTTGTGTGCAGATGAAAAAGTTAAAGTTACAACTTTTGATCCGTTGGTTGTAGAAAATGCACTTGTTAATGTGGTTGTCGCTTTAATAGGATGTATGTCATAAAAAATACCACCAGAATAAGCATACAATACTCTATTTGTACCAAGAACTGCATATTTAATACCTGATGTATTTACAAAATGATGAATAGCAGTAGTTCTACCTGTGATTTGAACAGACCCTAATTGTGACCAACCACCTATTTTTTCAGGTGTGCCATATCTAAATCTAACATTATCACCATCAACCCATTGGCTTTCACCCCCTGTTGAGGTTACTTGTTTATTAAAGCCAGGTGCAAATTTTACTTTTTGTAACATAATTATCGAGCCAATCCTACTATACCAGTTGATGTTACTAGCGGATTTTCGGCAAAAGCCATGTAGATATATGTTGCACCTGAAGCATTTTCTCCACCATCTGTTCTTAACATTTTAAATCCATTTGAAAGTAAATTCATTGGGTCAGCAGTTGCTTCAGCATTATTTAAATTAGGATATATAGGTTCTACTGAACCATTATAACCATTTCTTTTATTGTCTACTAAAATCCAATTATCTGTACCACTTGATTTTTTTATCATAACCCAAGCTGGTTTAAATCCTGTGTAAACAAATGGTCCATCAGCATTTCCATTTCCAACATACTGTCCAAATTTTGAAAAACCTCTCTTTTCTACGAAAGAAATCATTAAACAAGTTCCATCATTAGTATTTAATTGAGAACTATCTCCTAAACTCACTACTGAAGATGTAGGTGCTGTATCATTCCATCTATCATTTGTATCTGTAGTTCCAGCTTCTGAATTCCAAACTAATAAATCAGTTTCAGGTGCAGAAGTATTTTTGTGATGATATATACACCAATCCTTTGAGGCTGATATTGTTCTTGCAATAACCCACGCTGGAGCAGCTCCTAAATGATGTGGTATTGTATGACCAGCAGTTCCATTACCAAGATATTTTACAATAGAAAAGCCGCATGTAGTATTTACAGAATAAGTATATGCTTTGCCTGTACCTGAACCTGTTGTAGTTCCTGAACCAGTTGTTCCAGCTTTCCAATTCCATGCTACATAATTATTTGAATTATCATTTAACATCAATCCGTTAGCTATGGTAAATCCATCACTAGTAAACGATTGAATATGATTTGCACCTGATGTTATAGCATTACTTCCATTTGTTCTTAAATATTCGTCACTTGCTACTCCTGATACTTGAAAGTGTAATCCATGATTTGCTGATGATGTACGATTTTTCATCCAAACCCAATCAGGCTCAAATCCTACTCCTGTAATTGAATGACCTATAGTATTATTACCTTCCCATAAAACCGTATTAAAAAAATCTGTTGATTTATCTACATCAGTATAATTTGCCATTATGAATTCTCCGCTAAGTTTTTAGTACAAAGGGCAAGGTAACCCGATGGGACCGCATATTCAAAGTTTCCGATTCCATTAGCATCTTGGTTGCCAGATGAAATTGAATGTGATGGAGAACCAAAGTTTACAGACATTCCACCACCTCTTGGACAAATTACAAATAAATAATCTTCATTAGCTGTTAAATCTAAAACAGATCCAGTGCCAGATGCACCACTTGCTGGATTACCACTATTTTCGTAAGTTCCATTTTTTCCAAAATATAATTTTAAATTATCCATATCTATTGCAATCTGTAACGTATCGTTGGTTGACCAAGTACTTAAACTACTACCACTATAACTATGTACTGCTGCTCCATTGTTTCGCCAACCTGCTGAACCTGTATCTTCTCCCACTAAAATTGTTCCACCAGCATAAGCTGACGTGTTAGTATTAAATGGTTGAAAACCAACTCCTATTGCAGATAAATAACTCATATCTGATATAAAATATTCTGTATACCATTTGCCACTATTAACTGCAAAATTACTAAAAGTTGAACACCAAGTATCAGTAGCCGATGCTGTTATAGCAGTGTTACCAAATGAATAAGTTTTACTTGCTGAAGAATAATTAAGAGGATTTAATGTTGGAAAATTATTTGTACATGTGTCAATAGACTGATCTACTGCTGTAAGGTTATTAATTGCAAAATGATTACCACTACCAGATGTGTCTGCACCAAGACCAGAACTATTTTGACTTGTTCCAGATTCTTTAAATTGTAAATAAAATCCATTGTCGCCAAAAGTTAAACTAGATGGATCAATAGGTTTCCACATCCCGCTATCAGTATCAAATTCTCCAAATGATGTTGCATCTAGTTGTTGTCCGTCAATTAAAACTACTTCTGATAAATAAGCATCAAGATATGTACTTCCTTCTCTACCTATAAAATGTGAAACAGCACTATTAAAACTTGTATCAAAATTTTGTGATGGATAAGTAGCAAATTCAAATGATGTTTCTTGAACACCATTAACATAAATTTTTACCCTATTAGATGCTGTACCCTGTGTTGTATCAACAGCTATAACTATATGATAAAATGATCCAAAATCTTTAAACAATCTATTTGTTTTTAATCTATATTGAAATCCACCAGAATATTGTTCAAAAGCAAATTGATCTGATCCAAAATAAGTATAGCTTACTGAATTATTTGTTGAAGTTATCATTTGAGTACCAGAAGCAGTTCTTTTTACCCAAAAAGAAAAAGTCCATTTTCTATTATTTGTAGGTGTTCCTAAAGTTTTATCTATATAATCTGAACTTGCTTTATTAAATACCAATGAGTTAGATGCTTCAAAAGCTCCTCCTGCTGCTGATCCTACATTACCTGGTAAAATTAAAGGCATATTAAGATCCTAATTCTGGGAACTCTCCTAATGGTCTCGCCATTACAACTGGTTCTCCTTCATCTGCTGTATTTACATATGCGTATAAAGTTTCAAGAGCTGGAGTATCATTTGCATTTGTAATTGCAGTTTCCATTTCTGCTTGTTTAGTTCTAATACCATCTCTCCATGTTGTAATAGCACTAGGAATAGCTGTATTTTTTTCTGTTTTACGAGTTATATACCAATCAGTTTTATTTAATAAATTTTCAGCATCAGCTTTTACATCTCTAATTAATTTAGTTTTTAAACCTTCAGTTTTTAAATCACCAATAGATGAGCCAGTTGGTAAATCTCCATTATCACTATCAGCTTGTGTAAATAAAATATCAGCATGAGCTTTAGCTGTAGCTGATCCATAAGTTGCAG